GATTGGCTGCGGAACCCCGACCGCGTGGACGTCGGTTACGGTTAAGGTATACATTGGGCCGCCGACCGATGCACCGACGCCGCCAGGTCCTGCGTTTTCGCTACGTCCAATTAATGTTCCTTGGATTGCGAGGGGGATTCCGACGCCTGGACCAGCGCCGCCTTGAGGGTTGGAGGCAATTCCTTTCCTCGCCTTTCGGCCCTTCTCAATATCCCTGCACAAGCTTTCGGACTCAAAAAGTACCGCCGCGGCAGGTCGCCAATCTCCAAGATATCCGACAAGTATGCATCTACGGCGTCGCTGCGGGACTCCGAAGTATTCAGCGTTAAGAGTTCGGTAGGCGATACTATACCCGAGTTTAGCCAACGCCCCGACAAAGGCGGCGAAATCGGCGCCTCCTGGCTTACCGGCAGAATAGACGCCTGGCACGTTTTCCCATACAATCCATCGGGGTCGGTGCTTTTCAATAAGGCCAGCATATGCGAGAGCGACTCGGCCGCGAGGATCGTCGAGGCCCAATCGCTTTCCTGCAACGGACCAAGCTTGGCAGGGGGTTCCACCGACGACGAGGTCCACATTTCCAACTGGTAAGGGCCATTCGTCGAATTTGGTAAGGTCGCCATAGTTAGGGATATTTGGGTATTTGTGTTGGAGGAGGGCTTTTGGGAAAGGTTCGATCTCGGAAAAGGCAAGCGGGGTCCAGCCAAGGGGGTGCCAGGCGACCGTCGCGGCCTCCATTCCGGAGCATACGGATACATAACGCATAGGGATAAGGGAATGATTTGGACAAACCGACGCAGCGGGGCGAAATGAAAATCAACCCCCTGCGCCGGATATGTCGGTCGGTTTACTTGAATACCTTGGGGGCGAGGAGAATGAGGACCAGGAACAAGATCGGGACAAGGACGACGTCCAGGAAATCGCGGAGGTCCGCGTCGGTGAATGCGAGAGGCATCGGGTTAGGATTCGGGGGTTTCGCCGTTGACGTGGGCCTGGCCCCATCGGACCGCCCTATTTAGGTCCTCCTCGATTCGATCAACGTAGGATTCCATATGATACCCGAAGTAACCGCCCATATCGTGGCGGGCGTCGGGGTCGAGGCGTTCGGCGATAAGGGAAAAGGCCGCGTGAAGCGCCTCCTCGGCGATTTCGGCGATTTCCTGGTCGGTTAGCTTTTTGGGTTGGAGGGCCATAGGATTAGAGGGGATTACCGTTGATGTCGTAACCGCCAACGTCGGGAATCTCATTTGGGGGCGTGGCCGGCGGGAGGGTCCCGTTGGCCTTGGCCTTTCGATACTCTCGGACCGCCTCGTTACGAGCGAGGCGGGCGGCGTGGTTTGCGGCGACCTCGGCCTCCCTGCGGAGGCGCTCCTCGCGGCGACGGGCGAGGCGGTTAGAGGCCGCCAGGTTGGCGGGGGTCTTGGGGTTTGGGTCCATAGGATTAGGCGGGTCGGGTTGTGATCGGTTGGGATTACGAAACGAAATGGGCGAGGATTTCGGCATCGGTAAGGTCGATAACGAACGCCTTGAAATCGGGCTTGGCCTTGGCGATAGCGACCAGGCGGTCGGGCGTGGAACCCGATGCGAGGGCTTTCTTAAAGGCGTAATATTCGGCCTTACCGCAGGAGGTCGTAACGTATTGCATTTCCTTGGCCGCCTTGGTCCGGATTTTCTTAACCAGTTTCTCCTCCTGCTTTTGGCGGTCGATCTTATCGACGAGGAGGGAAACGAGGTCGTCGAAACGCATTTCGGTAACGAACGTCCAACCGAAATCGGCGGGCTTGGCGGCCTTGGCGAATTCCTGGGCGGTCGATTCCGCGAGAGGCGAGACGAATCGGGTAAAGGTCGAACCGCCGTGGCCCTCGTTAGCGGCCTCGCCGACGATCTTACCGTCGAGGAGGACCGTGGCGGTGAAGCATACGGTTTCCTCGCTCATCCAGGCGACGGATTTGTATCCCTTGAGGGAGAGGGTTCGACCGGCGACGACGAGGGTTTGGGTATTGGGCTTGTTCATATGTGTTTTGGGTACGAGGCCAGTTATGGGGAATGATTTTCATTATGACAAGGGTAATTTGCAGAATAAATGCGAGGGGGTATTTCCATACGAAAACCCCAGTAAATACGCACAATCCGGGCGGGCAGCCCCGCAACCGATCTGCGCCTCCTCCTTATATACTACGCCGACCGACGACCGAAAACCCGCCAACCCGCCGCGGCCCCGACCATACCGCAACCGACCGCCAGGGCCATTGCGAGGTCCCGACAAGTACGCAATGCAATCGTCGCCGTCGTAAGCTGGCCCTCCAATTTCTGGTCGTCCGATTTCAAACCCGCATCAGTAATCAGGAGGGCCATCGTATTAGACGAGGCGAACCCGTCGAGGACGTACGAACAAATCCAAGACGTCGTTACGGCGACGACCGCAGCAGAAACGACGACGACGCAAACGACGACCAATAGGTTTCGATCACCGTTTGTTTTTTGTTCGTCGTTTGGCATTCGGTTTTTTGATTCCTACCTTTTCGGCGGCCTTGCCGATTTCGGCGTTAGCACGTTTGCGGATAAACCGTAGCAAGGCGTCCAAACATTCCGGCGCCGAATAGCCCGCGGCCCCGACGACCGAATATCGCAACGCAACGGATTCGATATTATCTTGGGCGTAGAATCCGACGAACAAGGCGGTTATCGCCGCCGCCATTATCCTCCGGATTACCCAACCCGCCGATACCGGCGTTTCGGACAAAAGTAGACGCCCCGCCATTGCCAACCCGCCGAGGATCGACGCGGTAAGGCCGTCCTTTACGGATTGGGGGACGTCGTCCGGACTGATTGGGGAGGCGCTCAAGTAATGCGAGGAGGTTTGGCGTTCGGTTCGAGGAGGACCTGGCGGTAATTCTGCGCCCATAGGACGTCGCGGATATACTTACCCGCTGCGTCTACCTTGGCCTCCGGCAGATCGGGGCCGAAAAATAGATGGACGGCCTCGTGGACCAAAACCTCCAACCGGCGTTTGGCCCCAAGGCGGGGATCGATTTCCACCGTCGGGGCGACTGGGTCGTAATGACATTGGCCCCAAGCCCCCTCGCGGCCGAGCTTTCGGACGATAACTTTAGGCCGACGGAGGGACATCGTTAGGAGGGGAGGGGACGTTACCCCTTTCGGCGTTAAGGTCGCGGACGTAATCGTATAACCGCCATAGGCCGAGGCCCGCAGCGACCGCCAGGGTTAGGCCCGTCGCCCAGGGGAAAAACTCCGATTCGTATATATGAGGGAGCGCCCCGCAAAAGGCGGCGCATACGAGGATTACCCCGCCGGTCCGGAACCCGAGGAGCGCCGATGCGGCGGCCCCCGCTACGGCCAAGGCGGCCGCGGTTAGGGTCCAGATATTGCGGGACGCATCGGCCTCGATCTTACGGATTCGGGCGTCGGCCTCCTTTTGGACGGCGGCAACGCGGGCCTCCAGCTGGTTAACTTTGGTAAGGGAGGCGGCCAGGTCGGAGGCGTTGCGCTTGGACTGGGCCTCGGCTGCTTTCCAATCGGCGTCGATCTTGGCAAGGAATGCCTTGGCATATGCCATTTGGTCGGCGTACGCCTTGGCGTCCTGGGCCGTGGCCCTTTGGCGGGCGTATGCGAGATCGCCGGGGGCGGCCTCCGGCAAGTATGAGAGGGCCAGCTTACCCTCGGCCTCGACGACGGCGGGCTTATCCTTATTCTCGACGGCGACCTGGACGGCGGCAGCGACGCGGGAATCGGCTTGGTCAATCTTCTCGCCGACCGTCTTAAGCGCCCCCTGGGATACCGCGGGCTGGACGACGACCGGCGCCTCGGGGTCCTTTTGGGGCGTGCTGCAACCCGCCAGGCATAGGGCGACCAATGCCAGGGGGAGGCGCATCGGTTATTCCCCTTTACCCTTAAGGGCGGCGATAAGGGATCGGCCTTTGGATTCGGCGGCCTCCAGCTTATCGCGGTGCTTCCGGGAAACGAGGACGCCGACCGCCAGGCCGACGACAAACGAGATAATTGCGGTAATCATACGAAATATTTGTAGATGCCGGGGACATACGAACTTCCGACCTGGGGGTAAAGAGGGCCGGCGGTCGTAAGGTCGCCGGAGAAAATAAGTTCGTTAGGCGTCTCGTTATTGACCATAGAATAAATTGCAGATCCGTCCGTAAGAAAAAGGCCGGTTGCATTGGTACGGATTGCGGTATCTACCCCGCCGCTATGGTTCACGACTGTCCGATTGTTTCCCGAGTCGTAAGTCACCGTCGTGGAATAAAGAGTGTAATTCTGGATTAGCCAAAGGATTCCGACGTTTGTCGGGGTAGGCGACCAGGAGGGAGGCGGGGTCGTCGCGGCGGTCGTTTGGACCGTCCCGTCGCCGAACATAATACCGTTTGTATCGACCTTAAGCGCCGCGGTCGCATCGGGGGATACGCCGACGCCGACCTTGCCAAACTGATCGACGACGAAAGGCGTTGCGTCGGGGGTCGTCGAATCCTCGACCTGGATAGCGTTTCCGGTTCCCTTTTGGGTAATACGGAGGGCCGCCGTCGTCGAGGACGTGGTATCAATTACAACTTGGCCCGTAAACGTATTGAATTGGTTTAGGACGGCCAAGTTATAATTAACCCCAACGGCCCGATAAGTAAGCTTAGGGGAAGCTGCGTTTGAAATCCAAAGGTCGCCATTGACCGCGGACCCCGGGGCGGGGTCGCATTGGCCCCCGATATTGAACCCAGGGGACGCCGCCGAGATTGTGGCAAGGTTTACTTTGCCGGTAAACGTGGCGCCGGAAAGGTTGGCCTTACCCGCTGCCGACGAGATCGTAAAGTACGTCGAGGCCGCCGTCGTCGTATTTAGCTTGGTATCGAGGGCCGCCTGGAGGTCCAGTTGCGCCGAAATTACCCCGGTGATCGAACCCCAGGAAACCGATTGGGCGGGGACCGTACCCCCGACGTTAACGACCCAAGAGGAATACGTCCCCGATCCGGTATGGGATAGGACGTTTACGTCGAGCTGGCCGGTCGTCGGGTTGTACGCCAAAACCCGGGCGTGCATATGGTTTGAGGCGTTAAAAGAAATTACCGCGTCCTGCTGCGTCGTATAGGACAAGCCCGTCCCGACGATAAACGTCTTGTCTTGGTTGTTAATCGTATTGGTCGTCGTCGAGCTGGTAAGGTAGCGATCTCCTGGGATAATGGTCGTCCAGGTAGAGGAATAATCGGTATTGTCGGCCTTGGTTAATACCTGGGCCGTAACCCCGCCGGAGGGGAGGCCGCGGGCGAATACCGCGTACGTCGAGGCCGCGGTCGAGGAAAGGAGGTACGGCGCAAGGGCCGACGAATCGATATAACCCGCCGGGTTGGTAACCGGGTATTTGGAATCGAGGGCGAGCTGGAGATCGACCTGGTTTGCGATTTGGCCGAGGATATCGCCCCAGGATACGACGTTATCGCCGGTATACGCGGTTACCTGGACGGAGGCGTCCGGGAATACGATGCCGGTCGTTTGAACAATAACCGAGGAATTGTTATCGAATACCTCAAGGCCGTTGTTTCCCTGGCTGCCGAGAATGGCCGTAATCGTGCCGGTTTCCGCAATAACCGACGTAAAGGTTACCTGGTTAGATAGGCCGAGGGCGAGGTTATCGCGGGCCGTTACCAGATCGGTAAGCCCGGCCAGATTCCCCGCCTTGGTAAGATAGGCCGACATACCCGAAATGGGTTGGTACGTCGAGGCCGCGGTCGAAACGTCGAGCTTAAGGGAAAGCGCCGAGGCGAGATCGAGCTGATTGGCAATTTCCCCGGTAATCTGGCCCCAAACCGCGGCATCGTCCTCGGGGGTAACCCAATGGGTATTGTAATTTTGGGCGTCTACTTTCGCCAAAATCTGGCCCGCAGCTCCCCCAACAGGGACGCCAGGACCAGCGGGACCAGGGACGCCTAACGCCGTAATGATCGAACCGGCGGGTTCGGAATAATTAATGGTCGTCGTAAGGGTTGCCATTTAAAGGGTAATTTGCGGTTCGATAACAAATCGGGCCGTCGTGGAATAGAAAACGACCCCATTCTCCAGGCATCGGTAATCGAGCGCCGCGGTACCGGCCGCCCATTCGGACGTATCCCCAGGGTAGAGGATGTTAAAAGAGAGGTTTCCCGGCAGGATTGAGACGACCAGGGGGTACCGGACCTCGCGGTTGTCCATAACGGCGCATTCGACGGTTACCCCCGACAGATCGGAGGGGTCCCCTGCGCCTGGGGTATAGGTTACCGAGGCCGCAAAGGTGCTGCCACGTTTCCAGGATACCGTCGGGGACGCCATAGACCAACGCGGGAGTCAAACCCCCAGGGTTAGGCGGGAGGGGTAACCGAGGTAACGCAAATATCGTTAATAAAGGTAACGTAATTCCCCTCGTTAAGAGGGATTTCAATCTCCTCGGATTCCAAGCTCGTCCCAATGGTAATCTCCCATTCGGCCGATCCCGCGGGGTCGTATGGCCCTTCTGGCATTTCCCCGGAGGCGCCTTGCCAACCCCATTCGTCGCCTAAAGGGGTTTTATTTGGCTGCATATCTACATAAGCTTTTGAGAAAAATACCGTCCCGCTAATCGTCGTCCCCTCATTCCAACAGCATTCGGTAACCTGGAGGGTTACCTTAAAGCTTTGAGTTTGGCGGTACGTTGTCGTCGCCTGGGCAAAGGGGTAAAACTCAAACTCTCCGGATTCCTCGTTATACACGTTAGATTCAAAATTTGGGGCCTCAAAATCTATTGAAAATGGCCTAAATTTTGTGGTCGGGTCGAGGGCGACTGGAATCTCGAAAACGAAACCAGGCGAAAAACAAAACGGATTGCTTAGGTTTAACGATAGATCGTAAGGCGTTTCCGATTCCAGGCGCGGGTAAACAAGGAAATTGGTTTCCTCTCCGTCCCCATCTACGTCGTCGGTATGGGTACCACCGTTGGGGTCTGGTGCCGGTTCGTATAATGGCGGCCCTGGGTTATACTGAGACGTAATGTTATCCGGGTACGATTGGGTAAAAGGCGGGACGATATTTAACAGTTTAATCCCCAATAACCCAGGTCCCACCCCCTCCGCAGGGGTTACAACGGCGATAAAGTTTGCCCCATATTCGGGGTAATACCATTGGTACGCCGTAAAATCGGGTTGGCTGGGCTGCTGGAGGCCGGTAACGACCGGCGACCCGAAGATCGACCCGATTAGGGGTTGGGTCCCGTTGTCTTTACCAAGGATGACGTAAGGGACGCCAATCTTATTGGGTAAGGCCATTTATACGGCGCTCCACCAGTACGTCGCGGCGTTGGTCCCGCAGCGGAACCGTTCCGACCATAGGGAGTTACAACCGATCAGCTGTTGAATGGTAAACCGTTCGGAATAGGCCGGAGGGTCCGAACCGGGGATAAGCTCCTTAATACCCGAAACAACGCCGATAAGGATATACGAATAATCGTTATCGTCTACCCGGTCGGCGGCCTCGCGGACGCGGATTGAGGGATACCCTTCTCCGGAGATCGAGGGATATTGCGCCTCGGTCGATCCCGATTGGGCGGTATTCCCGCAACGGATATAGATAAAGTTTTCCGTCCTGGTCGTCGATAGGCCGCCCGAGAAAACCTGGATTTCGGGGGGCGGGTCGTTTGTAAGGAGGACGCCGTCGTCCGATTTTACGATTAGGTTATTAACGGCGCCGGGGGCGATATTGATATAATAAGCGCCGTCTTTAGGCAGGAGGTTATAGATCGAGAGGGGGCAACGGTTCCCGTCCCCGACCGGCGTATCCTCCATATATCCCGCGATAATCCCGCCGCCAGGGGTATAGGAAACCGACGGCCCATACCCGACGTAAGGTTGGGGGAGTGCCGCCTGGACCCCTGCGGCCAGATCGTTAAGCTGCTTTGCGTAGATCGGCGAACCGGCCTCGAAACGAGAGTTAAACCGCGACCCGGTTCCGTTAAATCCGGAGTCATTCATTTTAAAGGATGGTCGACGCCTGGCCGTAAATGTCCTTATCCCAACCGATCTCGCCGCCGACCATAATATCGTAAGTTACTTTAATGGCGGCAGGGTTGTCGGGGTTGCCGATGCATTCCGCGTTTGCAGCCGAAAGGAGGGCGTAGTTTTGGTCTACGGATTCCAGCGCCCCGGTAATATCGTCGATAACCAGGGCGTCAACGTCGCCGTTTGTTAGGCGCTTCCCGACGTTTTGGAGGAATGCCGCGGCCGTAGACGCCTTGGACGGGCCGAGGAAAATCTGGCCTCGGACCGTTGCCAAGGGGGCGAGATATTGCCGGATACCGGCTTTAATGTTTACCTCGCCGTCGGTACGCAGCCCGAACCCGCGAAACGTCCAAGTAGCGTACGGGTCGGTCGATTGGACGAAAATCGGTTTATTGTTAACGACCAGGTTGGACGGGGGGTAACCCGCCAAGACAACGCCACCGGCCCCGGCGTTGGTAACCTTGGTAAAGTTAGGATGGGCCTCGATTGGCTGCGCCGTGGACGTGGCGATCCCCGTAATTTGGGGTTTGGTATACCCATTGCTCCCCCGGACGCCCATATAATCGACGACCAGGGTTGCCACGCCGCCCTTACCATAGGACGCGGAAACCTTGTACGATTTCAGATCAATACCGACGTTATACGGGTACGATTCGCCGTCGGCAAAGGACGCCAAGTAGGCGCCGAGATTGGCGTCGGACGAATCGACGGTATAGCTTTGTTGCGCTTGGGCCAGGCCGAAACCGTCTACGTTAATCGTACCGGTCGGGAGGGCCTGGGCGTTGACGAGATCGTTACCGTAATCTTTCCGGGTCGGTGAGGGGGTAGGCATATTATTTGGCGACGTTGGGCGGGTTGGGATCGGGTTGGCCGGTTTCCGCGGCGAGCTTGCCGGTATTGGCCGCGGTTTCCTGCATTGCGGTTAGCATACTGGCCTGGATTGTTCCGGATAGCACCGAGGAAATGTCCCCGCCCCCGATTGCCTGGAGGGAGGAGGAGGTTAGTAATTCCTTAACCAAGGGGATTTCGAGGCCCGCCTTTTTCTCCTTTGGCGCGGACTCCAGCTGCTTAACGTAAAGATTGAGGGATTTTCCAAGCTCCTCCATATATTTAACGATCTGGTCCTGCTGGCCCGCCCAAGACCCCTTATTACTGGCGATTGCTGCCGCCTCTTTAATGCCAGGTAAAAAACCCTGCATTTGGCTAACAATAATACCGGCGTCCGATTTTGCCTGTTGGGCAATCGTACCCCCGCCGGAGGTTTTATCCGTCCGGAATCCAAAAAAGTTAGTTTCAAACGCCCGATCCCTGGCGCGGGTAATTTCCGAAACGGCCTGTTGCCGCGTAAGGTAATTGGCGTACCCCTCCAAAGGACCCTGTTGAAACGTCTCTTTAAGTAGACGTTGCATATGTTCAATTTTTGCCTGGGTTTCCGACAGTCGGGTAATGGATTCCCGCGACATTGTCGCCATTGATTTTGTAAACGCCTCCAGGGATTCTCGGCCATTCTTAAAGATTGCCGAAAGCTCCTTACCGCGGATACCGAAAAGGTTCATCGCACGTTCACCGACCAGGCCCTCGTAACCGGTTTTATCGTATGCGTCGGCCAAGCGCCCGAGGACCTCAATCGACGAGATATTGCCGGAATTGATCTCCTTTTGAGTAAACCCGAATTGCTTTAAAATCGAAATATACGTTTGGTTACCCTTGGCTGCCTCCGACCGGACCTTATTAAAGTAATTGGTCGTCCTGGCAACGGTTTCCATAGATACCCCAACCTCCTTGCCATACTTGGCAAGCTGCTGAAATTGGGCGTCCCCCGATCCCCCGAACCGTTTAAGGGCCAAATCCATTTCGCGGAAATATTGGAGGGTTTCGGCGGCCCCCTTTACGAAATTGGAAAAAATATTGGAAAGCGCCAGGGACGAGATTATCGACGCCGCAATACTTTTTTGAAAATCCCCAAACCAGGCCGAAAGGGAGGCCCCGGCGCGGTTGGTTGCCTCGGACGCCCCCTTGGCAACGTCGGTGAAATCCCCGCCAAATTTAACTTTTACGTCGTCGGCCATAGATTAATTTTTGCGATCTCCTGGGGTTTTGGCGGCCAGCTTGGCGGCCTCCTCGGCCTTGTATCGCTCCATTGCGGACCATTCGACGTCGGATACGACCTCGACCTTTGCGCCCGCGGAGATTGTGTTGGCAACGTGCAGCCAAATGGCCTCGGCCTCCGGCATCGTCCACGCCTCGGTTAAGGTACAACCGTTCCTCGTAAGGGAGGCGACAATCGCCAAGGGCCAGGGGACGCCTCCAGATCGGCCCTCGCTATCCTCCTTGGACCAGAAACGCGGCCAAAGGGATTGCGCCTCCAGGTATGCCAGCAGCTTGGCGGCCTCTTGTGAAAGGATAGCGTTACTAAACGTCATACGGCCAATCCACCAGGATTCGCGGAGGGTATGGGGGCGCCGGATATGCTCCAGGTCGTACGTTGAGAGGATACGGACCGCGGCAATCATATGTTTTGCGGTAAGGGCCTTGGTCGTATCCAAGATCGGGCTATCGATTGCCTCCAAGGCGACCCGGTGCCGGAGGCAGAAAGGCAAAAGACGAACCCCGCAAACCAGGATTTCGGGGCGCAGGATTGTCGCGGCCTGGGTCCAACGGGAGGCCACGGGCGTAAGGTTACGCGGGTTAGGCGATCTCCTGGTATTTAACCAGCTTCATCGTTACCTTGCGAAAGGCGTTGTTAGCGCCGTCGTTAGTAACGCCTTTAATGATATAAAGGACACCGTCGTAAGTAAATTGCATACCGGCCTCGGGGATCGATCCGCCGGTCTTAAGGACGCCGGACATCGTGGTTTCCAGGCGCTGGTCGTCCAGGCGGTCGGTAATAACGCGGCCCGTTTCGTCCATAACCTCGACGTCAAGGGCGGGTTTCTGGTCTACGGAATCGGTTTGAATCGTAACGAAAATCCCCGAATCGAGGACGCCGAAAACGTGGGAAACGCCGTAAGTTTGGGGGAGGGCCATAAGGGTCGGTCGGTTATTGAAACAACGCGGGAGTCAAGTTTACGCCGGATAGGCCGCGACAAGGGTATACTCCACGATATTACCGTACCGGCGATCCGCGACGCCCTCGTCGTCCGAGACGACCCAAGAGGCGTAAAGGGTCCCCTGGGTCCAAGCTGCGGCCAAACCGGCGGCGTCCTGCATAATCCCCTGGACGGCCTCGACCCGTTCCCGGTGCTGCGCCAAGGTCGAATCGTCCGCGGACGAATAGACGTAGATTTTAAGGGTAACGACGAAATTACCCAGGGGGTTCCCGCCAAGATCGGGGTGCGCATTGGCGCTTTCCGCGTGGAGGATAATGATCGGAACGGACCGGATTTCGTCCGTTTGGCCCGCGTGCAGCTCGACGCCAGGGAGGTAGGCGGCGTTTTGGGTAAACCAGGCAAGCGCCGATTGTTCGGCAATGGTACGGATTCCGTAGAGGGTAGGCATAAGATTAGAAATATTTGGCGGTCCGGGTCGTTTGACCGCGGGCCGATGCGACCCAAAGGGGGACCTTTTGCTTATTCAGCTCGGCGGCCATTTTAACCCGCATTGCGTAAGCCCGATGAGAAATCGCCATTTTAACGAATTTATCGTTACCGGCCTTGCCGCCAATCAAGTTACCAACGGTAACCTCGGGTTTCATCGGTTGGGCGACCTTATCCTGGGCGATTGCGTTTTCCTTACCGCCCGCCTGTTTAGCCCAGGCCGGGGCCTTAATCTTTCCCTTAATCTGGACCCCGGCAAAGTAATACGCCGATTTTAACGTCCCGACGTCCTTCTGTTGCTGCTTAATATATCGCTCGATATCGCGGTCCTTGGCGACGATTGCAAAGGGTTGTTTAGCGCCTCGGGCCGTAGACGAGAGGGAACCGCGTCCATTGTCGGTACGCAGGGATCGGTGGATACGCCCCATCGTCGAGAGGTCGCCGGAATCGACGAACGCCATAAGAGGGCCGCCGCCGTACTTCTGTTGGAAAGCTTGCCACCGAATGGCCTTACCCTTCCCCTGGACCCGTTCGCCCTTGCGCTTGGTCCACATTTTAAAGACGTCGTACTTACCGACCGCGGCAATCTGCTCCTTTGTCGCCAGCTCAACGGGTCGGAAAATTTTACGGATTGAGTTTTTGACGTTATCGTTACCGGTGGTCTTGGCCTGGCCGGTCCCGCCCGATCCGGGCTTTTTGCCGGAAAAGGGCCGGGAGTAGGCGATCATATCCTGGCAGAATAGGGCCGCCTGGTCGCGGACGACCTCGCCCAAGGTTTTCCCCATAACCAAGGAATAATCGTGCAAATGGTCCATTAGCGCCGAGGCGTCTACCTGGACGTTTTTTCGGGCCGTGGTCGCCATTAGGCAGGACCGGCAGCGCCCTCGACGCGGACAATAACCCAGGCCGACGGGGGACGGTCGTTAATGGCGACGATTCGGTAACTAAGGCCGTTATAGCTCATAAGGTTACCATATACGATAACCCCAGGGTTAAGATCGGCGTCCGTCTTTAAAAACTTAACGTCGAACGCGGTCGTATTAAGGAAACCGCCGGTTTCGAGGTTTTGCTGGACCATCGGCGGCCCCATTAGGACGTTAAAGGCGGTTGCGGCGCCCGATCCGCGACGGACCGTTACGGCCTTGGGGATTTCCGCAAGGATTGTGGCGGCGTCGGCAGCCCATTCGGCGTCGTAAAGGCCCATATGGCAACGCGGGAGTCAAAAGCCCGCCAAGGGCCACCGGGAGGGGTCTATGGCCCTACCCAAAAGAAAAGGCCCCCGACTGGGGGCCTTGCTTTCGGACTAACCCGTTAGGATTAGAGGTCCGAGATAACGACGCGGAGGGCGGCGTTGGGGTTACCGACCGACTGGCCGATAATCCAGGACGCCGAGATATTGGACAGGCCCTTGGTCCAGTCGTACCAGCTACGCAGGGAGAAAGCGAAACCGCTATCCGGGTCCTGGACGGTGAGCTGCTCGCC